TGACGATTTTAAGGGTAGTGTTTCAGAAAGTGCAGATTTTTTCAATTTCGTTACTTACCAGGCTTTTTTGGCAGAACATGGTATTACCTTGACTATGCCAGATAAAGAGTCTGCTGCTATTAAGTATATGAATGATGAGGATGCTGATTTTTTGAAGCGAAAGAATGTTTACAATTCGGAGTTAAATCAAATCATGGGAGCTCTAGATAAGCAATCGATTTATAAGTCGTTGCATTGTGTATGCAAGAGCAAACATGTTACCACTAAAGAACAGTCCCAAATGAACATTGATGGTGCTCTTCGTGAAATGTTTTTACATGGAGAGACTGACTATGAGACTTTGCGTTCTCAATTGAAAGAGATTGCTAAGCTTAATGACATTATGGGGTGTTTGATGTTAGATGTCTCCTATTCTGAATACATGGAAGAGTATAAGCGTAAGTATTATGATGCGCCTGAGCCCGACCATGAAGTGCAGGATTTACACTTTGAAGCTCAGTCTGGTCTAGAAGGAAAGAATTATTTTAAATCTCGATACATCAGAAAGAGAGAAACTCGTTTTACTTATAATGAGAATAGTGGATTCTTGCATGAGTATGAAGACGACTCTGTTAAGATCATTCGTAGGCACAAATCTTCTAACAGTTTGGAAGGTTTTGAGCCTTTACCTAGTTTCTTTAATATTCCAAAGACTCCTCGTACCCGCAATCAAATTGATTTGTTGTACAAGATGGCTCACAAGCCATGTCTTTACCAATCTGTCGTTTGGGGTCCAATGCAGAGGCCATTGGGGGATATAGATTTAGGTTTTTATTTAGGTGGAAACAATGAATTTGCCATTTTTGAGTGTAAGAAGACTTACCATAAAGGTACTTCCTCGAAAACTCGTAGGCAAGTTGAAGCTCAAGTAGCTGTTTTGGCTTACTATAATCCAAAGGCTATCTTTCATGGCTTTCTAATTAGAGGAGATAAATGCGAACATATCGCATCTTCTCAGCCTCCTACTAAGAAGGTTTCAAAGTTAGAGTTGTTTAAAAGTTCTTATTCAGGGAAGCTTATCGGCAAAGAGGCCGTTAGCGAACTTTTTAAGAAATTACACCTAGAGTAGGCGTTTATGCCA